CTACAGGAGATCGACCTCACGCACGTCGAGGTCACCAACAACGACGGCAGTCTGAGGTTTGTTCGGGCCTGTGGGATCGCTTCTCAGGCAAAGGATTGCGGTGACCAGCTTCGGCACCTCGAGACAGTGCTCGGCCTGACTCCTTCCGACCGCACCCGCCTCGGCTACAACGCCACCAAGATCGAGGTCGACCCTGCCGAGGCTCTCTTCCAGCAGCGTAATAGCGGCTAGCTTTGGTTGATATCCGAGACTTCATCGGGCACCTCAAGCACTCCCGCGGGGATTTTGCGGGTCAGCCGTTCGTTTTGCAGCCGTGGCAGTCTGAGTATTTCGACAAACTCCTCAACACGAAGAACGAAGACGGCCTTCGGCAGTACAGGAGAAGCCTGCTGGCGTTGCCGAGAAAGTCTGGCAAGACCCAGATGGCCGCCGCCCTTGCCCTCTACATGGGCTTCTTCGACGACGTTGGGGCCGAGGTGATCGTTGCCGCCGGAGACCGCTCCCAGGCGAGCCTCCTCCACACCGCCGCCAAGCATCTTCTTGAGTCGTGCCCTGCTTTTGCTCGCCGAGCCAAGGTCTACCGCAACTCGATTGTGATTCCAGAGACGAATTCGTCGATCATCTGCATCTCCAGCGAGGCCGGAACGAAGCACGGCTACAATCCGAGCTGTGTTTTGATCGACGAATACCACGTTTTCAAGGACAGAGAGCTCGTCGACGTCCTCGAGACCGGCATGGGGGCCCGATCTCAGCCTCTCGTGGTCTACATCACAACCGCCGGCACCGACATGCTCGGCCCTTGCTACAAAGATTGGCAGCGAGCCGAGAAAATCAGGGACAAAGTTATCAAAGATGATACTTTTCTCCCATGTATTTTCGCAGCGCCGAAGGATGCGGACCCTTTTTCCATCGAAACGGCGAAATCCTGCAATCCAAACTACGGAATCACGACGAAACCGGCCTATTTCGAGCAAATGATCGCTCGATCACGCGAAAGCATGGCTGACGAGATCGTCTACCGGACCCTGCACCTCAATCAGTGGGTCCACAGCCAGGACAAGTTCTTCAGGTCAGGCCAGTGGGAGGCAAACGACGCCCAGCCTGTGCCTGGAGGCGATCGACCTTGCTACTGCGGCCTCGACTTGTCCAGCAATCAGGACACAACGGCGTTCACAGCGGTCTGGCCGGGCCTCGATGAGGACGGCGAGCACGACGGCACGTTCGACGTCCACTCGATGGTCTTCATCCCCGAGGACATCGCGGTGAAGAAAGAAAAGCAGGACCGGGTGCCTTATAGGGAATGGAGCGAGCAGGGGTTTGTTATACTAACAGAAGGTGACATTACAGACTACGACAGGGTCAGGGACTATGTCCTCGACTTCTGCGACGAGTATTCGGTCAATGGAGTGGCCGTCGACCGCTGGAATGCGAACCACATCATCACGCAGTTGACGACTGCCGGGATTGACTGCAAGCCATACGGGCAGGGATACGCCTCTCAGAGCTCGCCATCGAAGCTACTCCAGCAACTGGTGCTCTCGAGGCGTCTAAGGCACGGGGGGAACCCATGCTTAACGTGGCAGGCATCGAACGTGACAGCGAAAATGGACGAGGCAGAGAACATTAAGTTCGTAAAGCCGAGCAAAAACAGCACACAACGCATCGACGCCGTCGTGGCACTCGTCATGGCCCTTGGCCTTGCCAGTGCCGACGAGATCGGCGGAAGTGACGACCTAGACCTCATGGTGATCTAAGCGTGGCAGAAGACGCGGCAGTCGAAGATATCGTCGAAATGCGATCTGGCGTCTCCCGCGTGTTCGAGGAGCTCGTCGAGCAGAGGCGCACGACTGCCGGAGTCTACGTCTCACCAGAATCCAGCCTTCAGTGCGATGCGGTTCTTGCTTGTGTGCGAGTAAAAGCCGAGAGCCTCGCCAGCTTGCCGCTGAACATCTACCGAAAACTACCTGGCGGCGGCAAAGAGATCGCCGAGGACCTTCCTCTGCAAGAGGTATTGGCCCACCAGCCAAACGGGTGGATGACGAGCTTTGAGTTCCGCGAACTCCTCCATTCCTGGGTGCTTCTGTGGGGTAACGCCTACGCTCTGATCAAGTCGGGCCGTCGAGGTGCCGTTGACGAGCTGATCCCTCTGCATCCAAGTCGGATGGAGGTCAAGCGGCTCGAGAATGGCAGGCTGCGGTACTCCTACAAAGAGGTCGACCGCCCCGTCGCGACGGAATACAGCCAAGATGAGATCTTTCATATCCGCTGGCTTTCTCAGGACGGCGTGACAGGTTACGTCCCGACGACTCTCAGCCGGGATGCGATCGCTCTGGCTCGGGCCATGGAGCTGCATTCCAGTGCGTATTTCGGCAACTTTGGACGGGCTGGGTCAGTCATCGAGACGGATCAGCCCCATAAGCCGGAAGCACTCCAGCGTTTCCGGCAGCAGTGGGAGGACATGCACCGCGGCCCAGACAAGGCATACAAGACGGCTGTCCTTCCTCATGGAATGCACCTGAAGGAGTTTAAATCGAGCAACTCCGAGGACGAGCTCCTCGCGATGCGACGATTCTCGGTGGAATCAGTCGCCCGAGCGATGCGAGTGCCGGTCTACATGATTGGCGATCTGACGAAGTCTTCCTATTCCTCTGTCGAGCAGCAGGGCCGGGACTTCGTGACGTTCTCGCTGATGCCAGACCTCCGCAGGTGGGAATCGGCAGTCCGCAGAGACTTGATCGTTGACGACAAGCAGTATTTCGCCTCGTTCGACGTCACGGCCCTGATGGCAGGTGACTACCAGGCCCGCAGCGAGTGGGCTCGGACGATGTTCAACCTCGGTGTTCTCAGCGTCAACGAGATCAGGGCCAGCGAGGGCATGAACCCGATCGAGGGAGGCGAACGTCGATTTGTCCAGGTCAACATGCAACTACTCGATGCGTTCACCTCGGAGACGCCGACGGGGCAGCCTGCCCCGCAGCAACCTGCCGGGCCGCAAGAACCGCAGCCAGAGGCAGAACGATCGGCCGCTTCGATCATCTTTCGTCAGGCTCTGCGAAAACTTGCAGCAATCGAGGCCGACGGAATCGAGGAGCGGCGAAACAAGCCAGCAAAGCTCAAAGCCTGGCTCGAATCAATCACGGATCGGATGCGAGTCGAGTTGCGAGATGCCGCTGAACCTATTGGCATCGACATCGACGCTTTCGCTGAAGATTGGCTGAAGACAAGCAATGACCTGCTGCTGGAGTGTCACCGCTCTGGCACACCGTATGAGGAGGTGCTCGCGTCATGGACGAACCGCGCGAACTTGAGCGACGACTGATCGCAGAATCACCGTCGATGGTCGTCAAGGAAGACGCCAACGGTCGGACTGTCATCCGCGGCATGGCGGCTGTCTTCAACAGCCGTTCGCAGGATCTCGGCGGATTTGTCGAGGTGCTGGAGCCAGGTGCGTTCGATGAAGTGATGCGTCAAAACCCTGACGTCTTCGCCAAGTACAACCACGAGCGAGTCATCGGCCGAACGAAAAGCGGCACGATGCGATTGAGTGTCAGCGACCGCGGCCTCATGTATGAGATCGACCCTCCGCAGTCGGCATCCGACGTGGTTGAGCTCATTGAGCGAGGCGACGTCACCGGATCGAGCTTCGCCTTCCGCACCGCTCCCGCTGACGAGCAGTGGAGCAAGGACAAGGATGGCACGATGGTTCGGACCATCAAGAAGATCTCCTACCTTGGAGACGCCGGCCCGGTCGACACTCCTGCCTACCTCGCTACCGAGACTTACGTCAGCAAGCGAGCCCTCCAGATGGCAGCCGAGGAGATGCCAGAGCCTGCGGAGCACCCCGTTCTGTCTGAGCCAGAGGACGACTCTGATGAACCAGAGCTCCGTGCCGCCCCGGATGAGCTCGAGGAAGGCGACTTCGTCGAGTGGAAGACCAGCAACGGGATGAGCCAGGGCAAGGTTGAGAAGATCGTTCGCGACGGCTCGATCGATGTTCCCGACGCTGACTTCACCGTCAACGGCACGCCGGACGACCCTGCGGCCTTGATCATGGTGTACGCCGAAAAGGGCGACGGATACGTCCCCGTCGGCAAGCAGGTCGGCCACCGTTTCACGACGCTGACAAAGATCGACGACCTCCCACCCTACTCCGGTGATGACGACGAGGAAGACGACGACATGCGTGCGGTCAACATGAAGCCCACCGCCGGCATGGCAGCCGCCGCGAAGCGAGGTCTTCGCCTCCACGAAGAGGGTAAGAGCGGGGATGGCATCAAGCCAGAGACTGTCGCTCGGGCAGGCCGGCTCGCTCGCCGCGAGGAGATGAACCGGGACTGGATCGTCGAGATGAATGCCTGGTTTGCCAGGCACGCATCAGACAAAAAGCCCGGCTGGGACGAGCCGGGCAGTGAGACGCCTGGGTTCGTGGCCCACTTGCTCTGGGGTGGCGACGCAGCAAAAGAGTTCGCTGCTCGCAAGGTGAAGGAGATGGAAAACGACCGTGCCCGCAAGGTCGCGGCAGACATGCGAGCACTTGTAACACTGTCGAAGTTGCGGACTCACTTGCACGACAAGTAGCCCGTAGCATACAATACGGTAATACACAATGCTCTTCGTCGGATGACGGAGAGAGCAGTGCGAGCGCACGAGGATTCGTAGCGCGGCGTGCTTGCGGGAAAGACACACCCGCCGGCCGTCGCGCACTGTTTGCCCATCGGCCGGCTCACTAAGGAGCTAGGCCAAATGGCAGGCAACATCAAGCGACTTCAGGACCGTGCTGCCGCGATCGCTTCGCGGATGAGTGAGCTCGCCTCCATCGAGGAGCGGAGCGAAGACCAGAACGAAGAAATCGGCCGGCTTTCTGCCGAGGCCGACAAGGTCAAGACTGACCTTGAGTTCGAGGAGCGGCTGGCCGCCAAGGAAGCCGAGCTCCGCAGCGTGGTTGAGAAGGCCGCCCCGGCTCCTGTCGAGGTTGCTGCCGAGAAGCCCGTCGAGGTGCGGCAGATCCTGCCCCATCACACCAGCCTCCGCTGCTTCAACGACGGCCCCGACTCCGTCGAGCAGGCATATCGCGTCGGCCGCTGGATCCGCGGACACGTCTTCCGCAACGAAGACGATCTCCGCTGGTGCCGCGACCACGGCGTTGAAGCCCGTGCGATGAACGAGGGCAGCAACTCG